GGACCATCAGTCGCATATCGTGGTCCATATGTCAGCCATGCAAGATCCTAAGATCATGCAACTGCTGCAAACCAACCCTATGGCCCAGCAATTGTCGGCATCCATGATGGCTCACATCAATGAGCATCTTGGGTTTGAGTATCGCAAGCAAATCGAGCAAGCCCTTGGGTTCTCGCTCCCCGCTCAGAAAGATGAGTCGGGAGAAGACATCCACATGGACCCGCAAGTCGAGGCTCAACTGGCTCCCGTCCTGGCTCAAGCGGCCCAAAGACTGCTTTCCCATAACCAACAGGAAGTAAATCAGCAAAAAGCCCAGCAACAAGCCCAAGACCCGCTTGTTCAGATGCAAATGCAGGAGCTTCAGCTTAAAACCCAAGAGCAGCAACGAAAAACCGCCAAAGATCAGACTGACGCCGCCCTTAAACAAGAGCAAATTCAGGTCGAGCGCGAGCGTATTGCGGCTTTGAAAGAAGCCGAAGACCAGCGCGTCAAGGCCGGCTTGCTAAAGACCGCGGCAGAGATGAGTAATAACAAGACTTCTCAGGCAATTACCTTGGGAGCCGACTTGCTAAAGCATATGTCCAGCCAGCATCAGGAAGCACAACTTCGCTCGATGCAGCAAAGGCATGAAGAGATGCAGGCAAAAGCCCAGCAAAACAAAAAGGATAGAGCATGACGCCGCTTGAAGCTTTGATTAAAAACATTGACGAAAAAGTTGAACAACTCAGGGAGTTTCTGTCTTCAGGAAGGGCAGAAACCTTTGAGGAGTACAAGAGAATGTGCGGGGAGATTCGGGGTCTTCTCTCTGCGCGTGAATACGCCTCAGACCTTAATGCAACTTTGGAGAACATGGATGACTAAGCTATTGCTGGCTACAAACCCCGGCAACCCACAAGTGGTTGGCGCATATAATCCAGCCGAACCGGCCGAAGAAAAGGCTAAACAACTCCCCAAACCGTCTGGTTATCGCATTCTTTGCGCAATTCCAGATATCGTGAAGGAGTTTGAAGAGAGCGATTCGGGCCTTTTAAAGTCCGATATTACGATCAGAAACGAAGAGATCTTGACTACGGTGCTATTTGTGGTAGATCTTGGGCCTGATTGTTATAAAGACGCCTCCAAGTTTCCAACCGGCCCGTGGTGTCAAAAGGGTGATTTTGTGCTTGTTCGGCCTCATGCCGGCACCCGGCTTGTCATTCATGGAAAAGAGTTCAGGATCATCAATGATGATGCTGTGGAGGGGGTTGTTGACGATCCCCGCGGAATCAAACGTAAATAAGAGGAGTACAAAATGCCTCCAATCGATACTGAAGACTTTAAATTCCCCGACGAAATCGCCAATCAGGTCTCTGATGAGATCGAAATTGAGATTGAAGACGACACCCCCGAAGAAGACCGCGGGCGCACCCCAATGCCCAAGGAGCTTATCGATGAGCTTGAGCAAGATGAGCTTGAATCGTATGACGAAAACGTCAAAACGCGACTCAAGCAGATGCGCAAAGTCTGGCACGACGAACGCCGGGAGAAGGAAGCTGCACTGCGAGAGCAGAAGGAAGCACTAACTTTCGCGCAAAAATTGCTGGACGAAAACAAGCGAATCAAAAGCATCTTGACCGTTGGCGAAAAAGAATACGCCACAAGTATTCAAAGCGTTGCATCTATGGAATTGGATGCGGCCAAGAAAGAATACAAAGAAGCTTTTGAATCCGGTGATTCGGATCGAGTTTTGGAGGCGCAACAAGTCCTGCAAAGCGCAAACATGAAAGTGTTGCAGGCAAAAAACTTTAAGCTGCCCCCTTTACAAGAAGACGAAGTATCTGTAGAACAGCAAAAGCAGTATAATTCGGATCAGCCTAATACCGATCCCAAAGCGTTATCGTGGCAAGAGCGAAACGCATGGTTTGGTAAACATAAAGGCATGACGGCTTACGCGCTCGGAGTACACGAAGAACTCCAAGATAGCGGCGTAAAGATCGGCTCTGATGATTACTACAAAACCATCGACAAGACGATGCGTAAAAGATTCCCAGAAGCGTTCGACGCAGAGGAATCTAAACCGGCTAAAACAAAATCAAGCACGGTTGTAGCCCCGGCTGTAAGAAGCACTGGATCAAATAAGATCCGGCTCAAAGCCAGCCAAGTCCAGATAGCAAAGAAACTGGGCGTCACGCCAGAGCAATATGCTCGGGAACTTATGAAACTGGAGTCTTGAAAATGGCAGAAACCCGTACTGAACGTAGCATTGCGACCCGCGAAACAGAAACTCGCGAACGTAAAGTTCGTCAGTGGCAACCGGCGTCTATCTTGCCTGAACCTAACCCAAGACCTGGGTTTGACCATCGCTGGATTCGTATCTCGATTCTCGGCCAAGCTGATCCGACCAATATGTCGGGCAAGCTGCGAGAGGGATGGGAACCGGTGAGAGCAGAGGAATATCCCGAATTGATGGCGGAAGCAAACAAGGCGGGCAACATTGAAATTGGTGGCTTGGTTCTGTGCAAAATTCCTAGTGAATTCATGGAACAGCGCAATGCGTATTACAACCAGCAAGCTCGTGCGCAGATGGAATCGGTGAATAACACGCTGTTCCGCAACAACGATCCTCGGATGCCGTTGTTCAAAGAACATCAGACCGAAACGTCACGCAGTGCTTTTGGATCAGGTTCTTAATTTTTATTTGGAGGCCTAAATGGCTGCAACTGCTTCTCCCTACGGACTGCGCCCGCTAAACTTGATTGGCGGCCAGTCTTATAACGGCGGCGTTATTCGTGAGTACAGTCTCTCGTCTAACAGCTCGTCAAACTTCCTGAATGGCGACGTTATTTCGCTTAGCTCGGCCGGTCAACCGGCTCCGCTTTCGTCTACTCCGACCGCTATTCAGATTCCCGCAACCTCCGCTAACGCGACCGCCGGCATCATGGGCGTGTGCGTAGGCGCTCGTTTTGTTCTTGGCGCCCCGCTGAAGCAGCAGATGTACGGTCAGTTCCTGCCCGCAAACGCCATCACCGCTGGTTACTCGGAAGTCTGGATTCGTGTTATGGACGATCCTGATGCTCTGTTCCAGATCCAAGGCACCGCGGCTCTTGGTACCTTTAACTCGGGTACCGCTGGCTCTGGCTGGCGCGGCGCTATCGGCAAGAACGCTGCTCTGGACTTTACCAACACTGGCTCGACCACTACCGGCAATTCCGGGGTCGCTCTTCTGGTTGGTACCAACGGCGGCTCGATTGCTGCTACGACCACTCTGGCAATGCGTATCGTTGATGTCGTTCAAGGCACTCAGTTCGATTCGTACCCTGAGTTCATCGTCAAGTTCAATCTCGGCGTCCACAGCTACTACAATCCGCTCGGCGTCTAAGGGGTAATCAAAAATGGCAATCTCACGTTCCCAACTACTCAAGGAACTGCTCCCCGGCCTGAACGCCCTGTTCGGTCTGGAGTACAACCGTTACGGCGAACAGCACAAGGAAATCTACGAAATCGAGAGTTCCGAGCGTTCGTTTGAAGAAGAAACCAAACTGTCTGGTTTCGCTCCTGCTCCGGTGAAGACCGAGGGCGGCGTAATGTTTTACGACAATGCGCAGGAAGCCTGGGTGGCTCGTTACACCCACGAAACCATTGCGATGGGCTTTGCCCTGACCGAAGAGGCTGTCGAAGACAACCTGTATGACTCGCTGTCTGGCCGTTACACCAAGGCTCTGGCCCGTGCAATGGCTTACACCAAGCAAGTCAAGGGGGCTGGCGTTCTGAACAACGGCTTCAACGGCGCGTACCTCGGCGGCGACGGCACCACGCTGTTTGGCTACAACTCGTCCAGCACCCGTGCTGGTCACCCGTTGACCGGCGGTGGTGTGAACCACAACAGCCCGCCGACCAACGTCGACCTTAACGAAACCTCGCTTGAGGCGGCTGTTATCCAGATCGCTGCTTGGACCGATGAGCGCGGCATGCTGATTGCGGCTAAACCCCGTAAGCTGATTATCCCGCCGTCACTGATGTTCGTTG